GCAAAGAGTTTGTGCGTCAGCATCATGAGAACATCATCAACTCGGCGTTGTGGCGGGAGACGTTGGAGGTTGAGCAGACCACGTTGCCATTTGATGGTCGCCTGACGCAGATCATCCTGGACAATGGCGGAACCGGATACACCTCCACACCCGCTGTTTCTTTTACTGGTGGCGGTGGCAGTGGTGCCACTGCTGATTGTGAGATCGGTGGTGGGGCGGTTACAAAAATTTACATTCAAAACCCGGGAACCGAATTTACCTCCGCCCCGACTGTAGTTTTCACCGGGGGAGCGGGCAGTGGGGCGACTGCCACTGCGATTGCGGACTCATTGGCGGACGAGATGATTTGTCCGCAGCAGTTCGAGACGATTCTTGGCGTGAGCTACAACCAGGCGAACCTATTGCCGACCCAGTTGATCACGCAGTTCATGACCAACCCGGATAGTTTTAAAGCCGATGCAGACTCTGCTCAGTTTAGTGTTATTGATAGTTCAGGCATCAATTTTAATCCTAACTACGGTGCTATTGAATTTATGTCCAGCGACAGTGCGGACAACGGTAAGAAGATCACGCTTGTTGGTGAACTCTCGGGACAGGAGTTAACGCTACAGAAAGAGACCGTGACGCTTGCCAGCAGTGTTGAAACCACCAATTCCTGGTCGGCAGTTCATAGTCTCAGCAAAGAGACCACCACCGGATATGTCCAGGTGCGGAATCCATCCGTTACGAGTGATTACTTCTTTTGGCCTGAATGGGAGAATGTCAGCAAGTTTCAGCGGGTGAAGTTTTTCGAGCGGCCAAAGTATGACGCGGCGAGTCCGGTGAACTTGTATATCGTTGGAAAGAAGAAGATCCGCCCGATGGTCGGCGATTATGACACCCCCATGGTTGCGGGTATTGACAACGTGCTGATCCACTTTGCGACAGGCGACATGATGAAACGGTCGCGGCAATTCGGGAAGGCGCAGTTGGAGATCCAGCAGGCAAACAGTCTCATGCAGGTGGCGCGTGACCAGGAGAACAATCAGAGTGCGAAAGAAGTCAGACTCATCCCCGATGTGTATGGGATGGGCTATACTCGAAATGACTTCGGATTTTAAACCATGCCTGTTTATTATAACGATGGACTTGATGACCCGGTTCAATATGACCGGCAAGCGAGTTTCATTGGCGGGCAGATAAGCAACTTCCGCGAGAACCTCCTGAACGAGAGTCAGGCGGAACTTCTTAAAGACCTGGACGCGGCAAAGAACGGTGTCCTGAAGACCCGGCACGGTTTCCATCGATTCGCGGATCTGCTTGGAAGCACCTCCTCCTCGACCAACACCCAAGGCTTGGCGTATTTCGATACGGACGCAAAAGAGTCACTGGTTGCATTTGTAAATTCCAACATCTATGCCGTTGATTCAAGCGGGACAGTTGCCACCATCGGCACTGGGAGCGCAAACAGCACCACCGCACGGGTCGATTTCTGCCAGGTAGCGGACAAGTTGTTTTTTGCGTCCCACTCGGGCAACAACAAGATCGGCCAGGTGACATGGTCGGGTGCCGCGTGGGTGGTGAAGGAGGCAGGCGGGACAAGTCCGCTAAACAGCAAGTATCTTACGAACAACGGGTACCGCATATTTGCCTACCAACCCAGCGACGATCAGATTTACGTCAGCGACATCCTCCCGGTCGTTACGTCAACGGGAACGACTGACATTTTCAACACCTCAACGAATCTGCCGTTTAAGGTCGGACTCGGTGACCCGGTCACCGGCATGGCGAGTTGGGTGGGGTTCAACCTGGTGGTGTTCTGCAAGAACAGTTGTTATGTGGTGGACACCAACCCGGTAGTCGCCGGGAGCGGGGCAACCACCACCACCACCGCTAATTTTAAGATCCGCTCAATATCCCAGTCGGTGGGTTGCCTGAGTCACGGATCGGTTGCCCAGGTCGGGGAGGACTTATTTTTTCTCAGTCGGTCGGGAGTACGTTCGATTCGCCGCACGATGGAGGAGAACATGATTGCCTCCGATGTGGGTGTGATCAGTTACCCGATCCAGGATGTGATCGACCAGATCAACTGGGCGCAGGCGCAGAGAGCCACCGCAACATTCTGGAACTCACGTTACATACTCTCGGTGCCTACCGGATCAAGCACGGTCAACGACACGACTCTCGTTTATAACACCAACACAAACGCCTGGATGGGGGTTTGGAGTGGGACGGTCACGGTTGATGGAGTCACCGGTCTGCCGACCAGCACGATTAACCCGGTTGATTATGCGATAACCCAGTTTACCGGAGGCAAACCGTTTTTGATTAGCCTGGATAAGATCGGCAACCCGCTTCAGTTCAAAGATTACGTTGAGGACATCAACCTGGTGGACACAGATTTTCAGGACAAACCCATCACCACGTTCATTGACACTGGATGGGAGGCAACCACCCGGGCGTTGACGTTTGGCGAGCAGATGACCACGAAGGATGCGGAGTTCGCTGAGTTCGAGTTTGACCGGTCGAATGCGATACTGGACATCGGCGTGATCCTGGACGGCAGCGAGACCACCAACCTGGCGGACGAACTGGTGACCGGCACGGGCAGTTTGAGGTTGGACTTCACACTCCCATCGACACTCGGATCTCCGCTTTTGAAGCGGTTCAACTATTCGATGACCCAATACCCGGAGTTCCGGGAGTTACAATTTAATTTCAGACAATCCGCCCAGGCGGGAACCGACAGCAAATATCTCGCACTGCGATCCATCCACGCGGGTGGGTTTCTTAACAGTGTGGGGGTGGAGGCGTGACCTATGAGGAGAAAGTACATGAAGCCATGAGATTATGCGCCAACGGAAATACGGATGCCTGGGGTTATCTTTCGATAATCGCCCGGTCGGCGCGTTTGATTGATGACCTGGTGGATGAACCGAAGAAGTGGGTGCGAGAGAACAGTTACAACCTGGCGCAGTTGTTGTTGGTCGATTTACCTAACAACGCATTTTTTGATGCTAATAAACCGGCGTTATTGCCGTTACATGTGACCAGTTTGAATGCGTGGATCGATTCCAACGAGTGGATGGAGAAAGATACAACGAGAAGAAATTACGCTTTAGTTATACGCGACCAGTTGACCGAGTTGGCATTGTTGGTGGCGTACATTACGGGAGGAAATAATCACTTGAGAAATATAAGTTTAAAAGTTCGGGAATTGTTCTTGAAGGAGGAATTTTAATTATGGGATTGTATTCACCAGATATGCCCGACCCCCCCAGCATTGCCGGGGCGAATGAGGCGGGAGTATGGGCAGACTTGGAGACGGTGGGTGTTCGCAAGCTAATCGCGAACGCAGCGAAGTACGGCAAATCGGTTGACGTTAAAGTGCCGATCTTTGATGCGGAAGGTAACAAGAAGAAAGACGAGGACGGTAACTTTGTTTTCAAGAATGTCACCTACGACTTCAAAGGCTACTCGGACGCGGATGCTACCCGGGAGGAGATGGAGTTTGGTGCCGAGGCAGCCGACTTCATGGCCAAGACGATGCTGGAGGTTCAGCAGAAGTATGGCAAAGACTTCGTCAAGCAACGAATCGAGGAACTGAAAGCCGCTGACCCGACCGGGTACGAGGTTCGTGAGATGCTGGGCGAATCAGCGAAGGAAGACCTCGCCCGAGGCACCGAGTTGTCGCCTGAATTGGCGCGGCAAGTCACCCAGCAGGAGCGGGCCGCGCAGGCCGCCCGGGGGAACATCTTTGGGAGCGCACCGGCAGCCGCTGAAGCGATGTCGCTTGGTGATGCCGGGTTCAGGATGCGCCAACAACGCCTGGCCAATGCCGCCAGTTTCCTGAGCGGCACAACGCCAGTCGCCCAGTTCGGTCAGATCAGCGGGGCGCAGGCCGGTGCTTCACCGTTCAACCCGATGGGTATTCAGTCGGGGATCGGCGTGAACCCCAACGCTGGGGCGCAAGGACAGCAATGGTCGATGAACACTTACAACCAACGGATGAATTTCGCCGCCCAGCAGCAACCTATCGGGTCGCAGTTATTGGGTATGGCAGCGGGAATCGGAGGCCAGGCACTCGGTGGTTGGGCATACGGTAAAGGACAAGGCGGAGATTAATATGAGCGCAGGATCAGCATTTGCGAGTGGAGTAAGAGCGGGCCAGAACATCTGGAACAGTGCGGTACAGAACGCGATGGCGGGCAAGCGTATGGACATGCTTAAAACGCAGTTCCAGTTTGAGCAG